AACCCGACGCTTTCAAGCTATGACCCGATAGTTATAATCGGCGGCAAGGCAGGAACATCAGCAGCCTGGGTAGACGGTTCAGTTGATATGGCGTGCCTCGGCGATGGGTATGTTGAGGTAATAATGAAACAGTTATCAACCAGATGGACAACCGGGACGATAGACTAAGAATAGATTTATAAAAGAAAGGAAAAAAAATGGCAGGCGTTAGACTTGATAATCCTTCCCTATATGCGAAGGATATGTATAAAGCGGCTTTTGAAGTAAGGGATAAAGCCGACACGATGAGAGACAAGTTGTATAAGATCGTTCCAAAGGCTACAGGCGCAGGGGATAAAGAGACACAGCTCTTAGGGTTAGGGGATCTTGAGAGGCATACCGTAGAAGGTCAGGACATTAACTTCCGATCGCCGAAAGAAGGTTGGAGTTATTATGTGAAGTATTGGACATTCTCCGGTGGTTTATCTCTTACGTTTGAGGCAGTTCAGGACACAGTTAAGTTGGGAGACTTCCTAAAGAAGCTTGCGGCTACATGGGAAGAGGCCTCGATTCACACGAAAGAGGAGTTTGCCGCGCTTCCCTTTAATAATGGCGGTACGCTTTCAGGCCATTATGTGTTCAATGGATCGCACACAGGCCAGTCAGATCCTTCTGGCGATATGATGTATGATAGTGAGCCATTGTTTAACCTTACGGGAAACACTTTCTCGACAAAGGGTGGCGGAACGTATTATACCTCAGTTGCTAGCATTGCTCTAAGTCCCGGTAATTTCGGAACTATCTATAATTTACAGACAGCCACGAACAACAAGACCGAACTTGACAGGCCATGCAAGAATAAGGCCGATACACTTCTGACCGAACCGGGCGCGAACTATCTGATAGCTCAAAGAATTATGAAGTCAGAGTTTTTGCCGGGTAGCCAGTTGAACGATATCAACCCGTATCGCGATAAATGCGAGCCTATGAATTGGGATTATTTGACCGATACAGATGCGTTCTATGTTGGGAAGAGACAGCATAAGGACTTCCAGTTCCATGAGAGACAGTCAGCGCTTATAGACTTCTTTGAGGATAAGACCAATAAGGGCTATAAAGCGTCGTATCTGGAAAGATACGGAATTATGATAAAGACGCACTTTGCATGGTGCAGAGGCGGAGGTTCTTCAGCAGCGTAAGGGAGTATATGAGTAATAATTTTCCTCAAGATAAATTTGGCAAATGCGAAAGATGTGGGCGAAAGGGTTACTATGTAGACTCCGATGGTGACTCTACCGCCCAATCTGGGTACAAGCTAAAGGAATATGAAGGCCAATGGCTTTGTCAGCTTTGCATAAATGAACTTGATGATGAAAAGAATGACGAGATTGTAAGAAACGGGATAGAAGAAGAAGAGGAATTTCGGCGCTCAGCAGGTGTCGAAAAAACATAGGAGGCTTCAAGATGGCAAAAGTTAAAAATGCTCCCTCTGGCGCTGTTGTGACAGGGGAAGAATTAAAGGATGAGGCGGCCGAAAAAAGGATTGCCGCCGGAAGTAGCAAAGAGAAGTCTTTTGATGATTTCTTGGCTACGATGAGAGACGTAGAAAGACAATCATTAAAGCCTACATCTTCAGAATTGGAAACCATTACCACTCAAGATGATAAAGAAGTCATGGCCTTGCAGTTTGAGTCAAAAAGGCTTGTAGGTTATAAGAAGGTCGGTAAAACGCATGTATGCCTTGTAAAGACACTTGCGTTCATGAAAAAGAAAGAAGATCTGGAAAAATCCAAATAAAGGAAGGAGATAAAATAATGAAGAAGATACTAAGTTATCTCCTAATGGCCTTGATCGTGTGTTGGGGTATATCCGCAAGTGCGGAGGTTCCCACAACGGCAACCGGTACTCTTGGCGCGGACCAATGGTACATTGCCAGTGATGGAACGCTTACTCCAAATGGATCCTATGGCATAGCTTTAGGAGGAGAAACAAAGACGAGTTGGGGCTCTGTAGTTTCCCCAATGACTGACGCAGATGGATACACTTATTCAACTGATTCAGGTGGTTTACTTCGTCTGTATGATGATCCTTATATATCAATGGGAGCAGGTACAGCAGTTGACTGCTATATCCTGCTTGATACCGATGATGACGATTGGTATATAGGAAGAGATGACACCGATAACGACTTTGCTATCGGCGTTGGTTCGACTCTAGGTACTGACGAGAGAATAAGTATCGTAGATGATACGACTATTACTCATATCGTTATTGGTGATGGTGTTGACGCGGAAGATAAGTATATCATCTTCGACGGAAGTGGCACAGACCAATATCTCGGGTATCTTGATACCTATGATATGTTGATAGCCGGTGACGGTTCCACAATGGACGCTGATATGTGTTGGGGTGTTGAAAACGCGTCTACTCCATTGCTTGTATTGTGGAATGGTATAGATGGTTACGGAGTGATAGACCTTGATTATGGTTCTGCTGATATAACAGACCATACCTTCGTATCTGATGGTGGAACGACTATTCTTGATGGTGCTATTACAATCGGTGACAATGGCGAACTTATTACCAATGCTACCGATGATACTATTAGGATAGCCTCGGATGACGCAGATACGATACTTGAGGTTTATACTGCATTTGACACGGCAGGCGATGCTACACTGAAATTATCGGCTGATTTGGGCGATGAAGCAGGTGAGCAGTGGACAATCACATCAACGGGTGCTACGACAGACCTTGTATTTGGTTGTGATGATACAGAGTCTGGTACTGCTCTCACAAGATTCACGATTTCTGATGCCGGTGTTGTAACGACAATGGGAACTGTTAATCTTGTAATCGATGATTCTGCAAATAGCACTGTTACAGATGTATTGAATATTACTCACTCTACGTCTGGCACGGCTGCGGCAGGTATCGGTACTTCATTGACGTTCGATCTCGAAAATGCGGCAGGCACGGTTGAGGAACATGCTTCATTTGACATTATTTCAGCAGTTGCTACGAATGGTTCAGAGGATACGGATTTTGTCATTAACTTGATGACAAATGGCGCGTTAGCAGAAGTTTTTAGAATTGACAATGATAACGAAGCTACGGCCGGAGCAGTCTTTGAACTTACGAGCTATACTGAAGAAACCAATGGTGTTATTGATATTCTTGAATTGGAATTAGATAACACGGCAGATACGGCAGATAGCGGTTTTGGAGCCGGTATCTCTGTCGTTATGGAGCAGGCAGATTCAGGTACTCCAGTACAACAGGCATCCGTTGATTTTGTGATGGTGGGTAGCACTACTGGTGCTGAGGATTGCGATGTTGTAATTTCACAAGATACGGGTGGAGCGGTAGCTGAGACGTTAAGATTAGTGGCTAATAATTCAGCTACTACTTCCGACTATCTTCAGTTTACAGCCAATACGACTGAAACGGATGCGGCTACGAATGTGTTGGTCTTAAAGACTGCCACAGGAACGGCTGCCAATAATTATGGCATGAGTATTTCGTTTCAGCCGGAAGATGCCACAGGAGCAGAAGAAGTTGCAAGCTTAGATATCATTGAGACAACGGCAGCAAGGGCTACCAATGATACTGACTTTGTCTTTAGTCAGAATATCGACGGCACTATAACTGAGACATTCAGGTTAAATGCCGATGGCGCGAATACCATGCTTAATGCCTTGACTGTTACGGGGGATATTACGCTTGGTGATTCTTCGGCAGACACTATAGTATGGATGACGGGGTCTACGACACAGTTCTACATAGCCAATGANGAGNCGGCGGAAGATGCNNTATGGGGNGTAGGAAACACAGTTGATACGTATCCGGCCATAACTGTATACGGCGATACTCAGCATGTAGACATAGAGCAAACCCTGACAGTGAAGGATGACCTTATTGTTGAAGGCATTCTTGATATCGGAACAGCCGAATCATTTGGAGCCATAGATACGACTCCCGATGTTTCTTCCGGTTCATATTACCTGACGCATGCCTCGGTGCAGACTCTGACTGATTTTGACGGTACAGGTATAGTCGCTGGACAAATTATAGTAATTGAATCAACGGCGGCA